AGGTTTCGAATTGTACAGGTGTAAAATTATTTTCCCAACCCATACTTGGTGTGCCGCCTCCGACTAATGCTACACCTATTGATGTACCATTAACTTGTACTGCATGTGCACCTGTAACATCTTCATCTCTTCCGACTTGTAGTGTGCCATCTCGTTTAATTAGATAGTGATATCCGATTGTATCAAAACCTCTATCTTTGTGCCATTGTGTAACTTTCTCTACATCAATATCCATATCTGCTGGAGTTTGTGTACAGTGTATTACTATTGTATCAGTTGTCTCTCTTTTGTCCATTATGTAAATAGTCCTATTAGTGTTATTATTGTCGCCCCTAGCCCGCCCAGTATTGCATAAAGTAGCTTATCTACTTTTCCATGCAACTTATCCACATCTTGATGCAAATGCTTCAGATGATTATTTTTTATTGAAGAAACCTCTCTCTTTAATCCTGTGATATATCCATATAAGGATATCAAGTGTTCGCTAGTTGTTTTTGGTTGCTTAGCCATTATTTTTCTCTAGGGTTTTTTTTAACTGTATCCTCTCTAAGACCTAATCCAAGTCTATCTAAATTTCCAAATACAATATTTGCAATCGTACCTTTTAATATACCTAAATCAGAAATGTTATCAGTTATTGTTTGATCAAAAACAAATTCTAAATCTTGTTCAGCTAAAGCATCTACAACTTGTTTTAATGTTTCATTTTCTATAGCAAGTAATACATTAATTTTTTCTTTTTTAATTTCTGGACTATCTGTCCCTGCTCTTATATCATTTCTTGCTGCTCTAGATTTTAATATTTTAGTTTCAACAGCTTTTAGCATTGGCGATATTCTACTAAATACTAATACTTCTTCTTCAACTGGAGCACCAAAGTCTTCAAAATTTTCTAATGTTCTTATACCTAGACCCACTAAAAATGACTTATTACGTCTTTCTAAATCCATTTGTGTAAAATCTACTTGTTTTAATTCTTTAGCCCTTCTAACTATTTTTTGCCACTCTTTATGATATTGTGAATTTTTTATAGGGGCTGCTACTTTAAATCTCCTAGTAACAATACTAACTGCATTTTTTAAACTTGATAAATCTGCTTCATCTTCTCTTTTTGTTGGTGATGTTCCAGCACCTGGTATTTTTTCTTTTGTAAATTTTTCTAATCCCGAATTTAATATATCTACAGGATACTGTGCCATACCTGTAAGATAAGCACCTATTAAGTAATCCATAGTAATAGGACTCATAGAGGGTTGTAAAGATCCTTTTTTAGTATTTAAAGTAAAATTATATATATTAGTTGCAGCAGTTGCTAATTCTTTTGCAATTTTTCTAGTTGAAGGTCTATATTGTAATTCATTTATTCTTCTCATTTCATATATACCAATAACAGGTGCACCAGAATAAAAATTTTTATTAAACATTGTTTCTATTATTGGTCTTATACCTGATGGTATTGGCATACCTGGAGATATTAAAGAAAATGATTCTGCTACATATTTTGCTGTTACACCATTACTATTTTTATACATACCATCCATTAGTGCTGTAGCAACATTAGCAAACACACCTAAATCATATGGTTTTGGTATTGCATAAAATGGTAATTCTGGATCTAAAATTTTTTCACCATTATCATTAGTAGTATAATTAGGTATTAAATAATTTAATTGTTTAACTTGATTTGGAACTTGTGAGTATTCTTTGTGTTGATTATTTAAATGATATAAAGCTATTTCAGGAGCAACAATTGTTGAAGTAATTACAGCTGCAGCTCTTTTGGGCTGTTCAAATAATACTCTACCTGTTCTATATAATCCTTGAATACTTGCATTAAAAAACATAGTATTTCTATTAATAGTATTTATTATAGAACTAGAACCTCTCATTCCAAAATCTGTTGCAACTTCTCTACCTGCAAATGATGCAGCTATATCACTAAAACCAGCAGCTTTAGCTAGTTGATATTCCCCCATACGAGTTGCATATTCTGCAGATTGCACTAATTTTTTATATTGTCTACCGCCATAACCTAGTGGCCTACCAAATAATCTTTTTAAACTTGTTGTATAGTAATTAGTAGTATCACTTAATACACCCAAGGTTGAACCATTTTCTATCAATAATTTTATATTTCTAGGTGCGTTGTTAGCAGTTTCTGATCTTGAAGAATATCCTAAACCATTTAATAATGCTTTTTTATATTGGTCAGTATGTCTAACAGTTGATATATAACCTTTTGCACTTGTAAATCCTGGTATAAATCCTACTTTTTTATTAGATGCTATACCAAAAGCTGAATTTACAGTTCCAGCTAATGTATCTCTTATAACGTTAAATGCTACAAAAGGTGGTGAATATGTTATTGCTTGAGATGCAAATCTAGCATATCTATTAAATATACCACCTTCTCCAAACATATTAATTAATCTGTCTGTCCCAGCATCACCTAATCCTTTAAACGCTTCTGCTAAATTAGGATCTACTATTTCATACACTTCTGCTTTACCATTTCTATAAACTATATCAGCAAAATCTGCAGACCCTGTATCACTTTTTCTAAAAGTATCAGAAAAAGTTACAACATCAAGACTATTTAAATTATCTAATGCTTCTTTTCTTTTTTTACCTATTCTAACTGGTATATCTTTATCTGGATCAAATTTTGCACCAGCATTAGTATATGCTTTAGTTATTCTTTCAATTGGAATATTTTGTATTCTTACTCTTTGATTTGGAGTAACTAATTTTACTATACTATCTTTATCTAATTTACCTAGCTTTTCAGCTTTTTGAATCATATTATAAAAAGCTATCTTAGCTCTATTTTTATCACCAGCTAACACAGTTTGATAAGTATAATTAACTAAATTTTTATATAAATTAATATCACCTTCTTGTTTTTGTTTTGCTAATTTAACAGCACCTGGTCTAGCAATACCTAATAATTTTTGAGTTTGTCGTTTTACTGCTGATATTACACCAGTTTCACTTGCTAATCTATCTCTAGTTAAAGGTATAAAAAATGGATTTTCTTTCAATATTTTTCTAGCATCTTTTCTAGACAATAATCCTGATTGTACTTGATATTCTAATAATTCATCTGTGAATTGTTTATATTTTAATAAAGCAGATGTAAAATTAGATTTTCTAACTAAGTCTTTTCCATACTTTTTTTTATATGATGATGCATTTAATTCTGCAAAATCTATAAACTCTTGTCTAGTCGCTTTATCCATAGGTAAAGTTTTATCTAATGTAGGCCTTCTTTTAGATATAGCTTGCATTCTTTTTGCGGCAACATAACCTAAGAATTCATTTACTTCATTTTGTTTATCAAAAGGTTCTAAAATTTTATGTAGTCCTTGACTTTTACCTTTTAGATAACTTGCTGATTTTGCAGTTGCAGATGGTGGTAAATATACACCATCCATTATAAAAGCATTTGCTCTAGTGCTCGAAGCAGCCAACATTCTTAATTGAAAGTATGGTTCAAGTATTGGATCAGTTTTAAAATCACCTGATTTATATAATTTTTTTAATGAAGCAACATCACCCTCAACACCTGTAAGTTCTTTTTGTAATACTTTTACAAAATCCCATTGATCTGCTAAATTAGTTTTAGCTGAACTTGCTGCATCAGTTATTTCACTATTTAAAGATTCTGATTTATTTTTATTATCGGGAGATTTTTTAGAATAATTTTTCATTTTACCATCTGGTAAATTATTATTCTTAGCTAATTTTAAATTAATAATTTTATTTCCAAAATATCCAGCAGTTAATGGTACAAAAAATCCAAGACCTGTTGCTGTCAAAGCAACTGTTCCTGTTCTTACAGGATCTAAAGTTTCTCGTAGACCTAAATCTCTTTCTACTAGCTGGTTAGCAATATCTATTGTACCAAATCCTGCACCTTCAACCCCTGCCATAGAAGCAGATCCTTTTAACAATGCTTGTTTTTTTGCTGATGCAGATAGTTTAGATAATTCTTCAGGACTATTTAACAATTCTTTTGTAACAGTTTTTTCTACAACTTTTTTACCAGCTTTCTTTTTTACTTGAGATTTTATAACTTCTTGTCCAGCTTTTTTTAATACTTGTTTACCAACTTGGCCACCTACTAGCCCACCAAATATGTTTAAAGGATCTAATACACCAACACCTAAATTAGCAAAAAATCCTGATGCACCTCTCCCACCTTCTTCATAAAAATTAGGTAATTCATCCCAGTATCTAGTTAAATATGATAATCTAGCTCTTTGATCCTCACCAAAATTTTCTCCAGTAACATACAAAAATTCGTTACCCATTGCAAAAGTGTTAGCTTGATTCCAGGTTCTATCAGATATAAATTTATCAACTGCTTCTTTATCAGTATAACTTTCACGATTTTTATTAGAATAATAATCTTTAGCAACAGATATTAATTGTTCATTATCATAAATATTATCAAATGTATATTTTAAAGAACCATCAGCATTTTTTTGTATAGGTATAAAATTTTTTATAGTTTTGTCTTTTTTAATTTCATTTTCATCAGGCGGTAATTGTTTATTAAAATCTCCTAAATTAAATTTTTTAGGAGATGCACCTTCAGCTGCTTGTTGATTTATATTAAAATCACCAAGTGAAAATCCTTTTGCCATATTATCTTTTTAAACCAGTTAACCTTAATAAATAGTCTCTTACACTAGTATTATCATCAAATAAAACAGTTTCAGGAAAACTTTGTGCAAAATATCTTTGAGCTTCCTGCCCACCATCTAAATTAAATAAACCTTGTGCTAAATATTCTTTTTTAGCTTTATCAGTTTTATAAGTATTATTAAAGTTTTGACTAAAATCACTTCCATCTGCAGCTGCTATACCCTGTTCAAATCCATCAGCACGCTGCCTACCATATATTACATTGGTAGTTTGCTCTGTTAAAATATTACTTCCTGCCGTCATTGCTGCACTTACATTTACTTTTCCATCTTGATCTAAATAATTTTGTGCTATTTCTTGAGTAATATTTCTTAGAGCACCATACTCATTTCTATTTGTTTCATTTAAATTTACTTTTAATTCTCCAGTTCTTTCATCTTGTGTAAAAAATTGACCAAACTCTCTCATTGTTGATGCAACTTTTTGAAATTCACCTTCAGGTATATCATAACTAATAGGTGATGTTACAAAATAATCAGACAACTTAGTACTAGCAAAAGTATCAGACGGTGCTGGACCTTTTGCCATATCTTGAGATTTCATCGGGCCTGGTTCTTTACCACCAACTAAACTTTCCATAGTATTGAATCCTAATCCACCTAATTCTTTTATACCTATTTGATCTAGAATAGGATTATATTTTTCTTCAAAACTTTTAACTCTAGTATTATATCTAGTATTATAATCTGTTTCAAATCTAAGATTTTTAAGAGCATCTGGATCTTTTAATTTATTATTTTCTCTAAACTGATCAAATTTTTCCATGGCTTCTTTTGATTCTGTAAATCTATTTATATCTGCTAGTTCTGCAAGATTAGGATTTTCAGAAGCTAATATCTCATAATTAGCTCTTCTTTCTTTTTCATTAGCAATAGCATCTGGTAGTATATTAGTATAAAAATTAGTACCAGCAGATTCTAATACTCTAGCTTTTAATTCATCGTTAGCTTGTGTGTTTGCTATTTTAGCCCCAAGATATCCTGTTGCTATACTTCTAAATATACTCATTATGCTACTTCCTCCTTCTCTGGTTTAGCCATCAATCCTTTAGTATCTAATTTTTTAATATCTTTCTTAACACCCATTGCTGCTTTCTTAGCATCTTCATTACTTAATTTAGTTCTAACAATGGATTGTATTTCACTTTTATTAGTTATATCTTCCATAGACATTCTAATATTTTTAACACCAGCTTTCATACCCATAGTTGCAATCATTTTCATTACTGGCTCTGCGATTATAAAAGCTACATCGGGTGTCCATTTACCTTCCATGAATCCATTGAATATAATTATTCTACCTAATGCTTCTACAGGTATACCTGCATCAAGCATAGCTATCATTTGTTCTGCAAACTCTGGTCTGTGTAATCTATCCCATACAAAATCTGCAGCTTCAGATGTATCTGTATATAATGGTGGATGCTCCCAAGGATAATTACCTGGTGTGTCAGTTAAACCCTGACCAGGCACTGGAGCATCAAACGGATTATCTTGACCTTCTTTAAATTGATCCATATTTACCTCTATGATTTTCTACTAAAATATCTCATATCAACAAGATATCTTTTTAATCTATAATTCCATTCTGCAGTTAATGTATCTGCATCCACTGTTTTTGGACCACCTGTCATACCTCTTGTGCTAGCTCTACCAGCTCTACCAGGACTTCTAAATCCCATCATCGATGCTCCTAAACTTGGGGGTGTGACTGATGTATCCATTATTCCAAACTCACCACCTCCAGCTTTTTTTTCAAATAGTGATCCTGTTATTTTATCTGCTATATTACCACCTGTTTCTCCACCTAATGTAGTTCCTACCCATCTAGCTGCACCTTTAACTGCTCCTTGTACTAAATCTTTAATCATCTATCCTCCTACTTACCTGATAATAAATCAAAACCAAATTTTCCTATCATCTGATACATAGCGTCTTTAGATGCTTTGTCCTGTAGATCTACCGCAGTTGATCTTTCTAAGGCTGCCATAGCTAAGTTATGATTTCTATTTTCCATATTCTCTGAAGAAGTATTCACCCAAGATGCCTCATCTCTCCACTGTTGCCATAAAGATGACAATGCCCAGTTAGAAAGATTTAATAAGTTTTGTGCATTAGTTTGATTAGCTGCATTTACAGCTGCTGTATTAGCAGTATTAACTGCTCTTCTCCAAACAACATTTGATTGATCTATTTCTCTTTGATTTGTTACATTAAATTGTTGCCTTTGATTTTCTAGTGTTGCATTAAATTGTCTTACAACCTGTTCTCTTTTAGCATTAGCTTCATTAACAGCTATTGTATTTTGTGCGTTTAATGCATTAATCTTACTTTTTTCTGCCTCTGCAAATTTAGTCATTGCATCAAGTCTAACAGCATTTTGATCTGCAACTGTTGTAGCAAGTTTACTATAAAATTGATTTACTTGATTTTGACTTGTAGCATTAAATTGAAATGCAGCGTTTGCAGCTGCTTGATCTGATAATATAAAATTCTGTCTTGCGTTTATGTTTTGTAAATTTGTTTGCTGTCTATTAGATAAATTAGACAGATCCATTTTAAGATATGCTTGTGCGTTTGTGATAGCTGCCTGCTGATTATTAGACAGATTCTGAAATATCATCTGCTTATATGTAGCAGCATCTTGTGCGGCTATTGGTATAGCAGAGTTCATGATACCTTCAGCTAATGCTTCAGCTGCCATTGAACTAGCACTTAATCCTCTATTAGCCATCGCAGCTTCAGTAGCTTTTGCTGCACCTCTAGCCCATACTGGTAAAGGATTACCAGATGCTAAAGCTGTTGATACCTCATTTTGTAAACTTTCTAACTGACCTTTTACTGTTGCATCAGATGTGATAGTTCCTGTTGCAGCAGTCATAGGAGCTGACACGGTTCCTTGTGCTGCTGTCATCGTAGGAGTTAGTGATGTTACAGTAGCAGGAGTTATAGTCTGTGCAGCTGCAGCTGTTGGTGCAGTTACTTGAGTTCCTGCCATAGTTCCTGGTGCAGCTATAGTGGGAGCAGCAGCTGTTGTAGGAATCGTAGAAGCAAGAGTTCCAGTAACACCAGCTGTACCCATAAGTTCAGTTGGTGCAACATTTTGTAATTGTGGTGATATAGTTGTACCCGTGGGTAAACTAGGTGTTCCTGCCGCTAAACTTTCTATTAGACTAACAGCTTTTGCACTACCTGTCTGCTCTGGTTGGGCAGGTGTGATAGTTCCTTTTTGTAATTGTACTTCGTCTGGTGTCGCCATTATCTCCCCTGTCTATTATATTTTTTAAACATTCGTTTCTCTGATTTATTTTTATTTTTCTTATGTACTCTTGGTCTCTTCTTAGGTTTAGGTCTTTCCTCAAATGACTTAAACTTACGAGCCATTATGGTTTAGTCGGCCATGTAACATTATTACATTTGTCAACAGTGTCCTTACCCTCAGGCAGGTCTCTTAACTCCTGTCTGTATGTTCTCATGTCATCCGACATAGTAACATCAGATAAAGCATAAAAGTCAGTCTCAGCTAATAGTTGATTTCTTCTAGATCTAAGATTAGCCTGTGCTCTTCCTAAAGCACCAGCTTCCCAAGCAGCCTCTTCGGCATCTCTAGCAGCCTCTTCCTCAGCTGTAAACTGAACTCTTTCACCATTTATATTATGAAATCTTGGCATAGTTTTCTCCTTTGTTTTTGTTTATCATGATTAATTAATTCCGTAAAGACAAATATCTCCAGCGTCTACATTTCCACTAGACATTTTAAATTGTATTTCATCTATAGCACTTGTTGTATTAAAATATCCAGCAATAAAATCACTTACTTGATAATCTGAAGATGAAGTATATGCTGTTTTACATATAAAGTGTTTTACAAATGTTGTAGATGATGGATTAAATAAACGTAGAAATCCAGATAAATTTTGATCATTGTCATTACCTAAAGACGAATTAGCAGTTAAGTTTTGAAAACTTGTTCCTTGTGCTTGATCAGCACTATCTTCATATCCAAAAATAGTAAATCCATTTGATTCATGATTACCAGAACCAAAAGTAGTAGTTGTTAATGTTTCATTATAACCACTACCACCAGATGCATTACCTTGAAATTGAAATTTTACATTATCTGTTTGGGGGTGTATATCTTTAAAAGTAAATAAATATTCTTTATAAGTATTATCTAATACAACATCACTAGAGCCATCAACAAAAGATAAGGTCGCAGAACTAGAAGCTGTTAACTTTTTAATAAAAGTCATAGCACCACTACTAAGACTACCAAATGCAGTTACCGATCTAACTCCTCTATTATTTAATTTAACAATACTCATTAACTATCCTTTATTCCATATAGTTTGATTGTACCAGAGTCTATGTTGCCTGATGACATTTTGAATTGAACTGCATCAACAGCACTGGTGGTATTTCCGTATCCACCACCATAGAAATCTATTGGAAAATTGCTTGTATGATAACTAATAGTGTGTGTTAGATAGTGTTTAACAAATGTTGTGCTAGATGGATTAAATAAAAATAATTCACCAGATAAAGATTCATCATCACCATTTCCCTGTCCACTAGACAAAAATGCAAAATTAGTAGATTGTG